CATCAATTTCTACACAAATATTTTCGTCCATGTTTTGCATATGGCCCCAAGCATTTTCTGCAGTGAGGCCAAATATGTTTAGCTCTACTTCGTCATGTTCTCTTAAATTCGCCAGCACAAAGTTGAGTTGTTGTTCTGTAAGTTCTGTGAACACTGCATCCTTACGCACGAAATCTTGCCTCAACAGTCAGTCCGTTAAGTTGCATAGGCAATGGCAAATCACTTGCCACTGTGACTGTTTGGTTATTGCCTGTGCCACTTAGCGTTACTCTAAATATCTCATCCATATTTGGTAACGCTGTGTCTAATATACTGCCTCCAATTTTTTGGTTGGTAATAGCGTACCCATCAACAGTTGCGTATTTGGTTTGACGCATACGTACTTCAGCTCCAATTTTGCGGAAGCGTTCTCCCCTTACTAATTGGTTGTTGATGGCAAAGGCTAACGGCAACGTTTCTACTGTTGCTGTATACGTGTGTCCTACTGCAATGCTGTAAACTTCGTAGTCAGTTGAAAAGTTACCGCTACCATCTAACGATACATCGTTGTGTACACTGCTATTAGAAATATCTGTGCTAGTAGCACCAACAACACAGCTCACAGTTTGGTTGGCTAGTGTTGTTGCATTAGTCCAAGCAGTTTTGGCAGTAGTGGCTGTGCCTGTGTAAAAGTGATCTAAATATATGTCTTGTTCTGTCAGTTTTTCTAAATAGGTAATCAGCGTTGAACCATCACTAGCTATGCGATCAACTAAAACATAAAGTGCGTCTTGCACTTCTATAGCTGATTTAAAATATCCGTTTGTCGTTTCAAACCTACTCCATCCGTAAACTTCTTTTTCTGTATCCAAGCTCAGTACAACGCCTGTGCCGTTGCTGTTTACAATGAATATTAGGTTGGTTTGTGTGTTTAGATAATTTGCAACGTATGTCATCGAAACTGGCGTGTTTAATAAATCTTGTGACAGCGTTGTAAGGTTGCTTGTTTTATATTGAAAAACGTCGCTGTCGTATTCAACCAACTGCAACGTCTTATTATCGTCTGTTATGAAAGCAATATTTTGATAAATTGCTACTGGTTTAATTTCATTAATGCCAGGTGCATTCTGTTGGCTAACACGACCAGCAGTAGGTGTTACAGCATTGTCGCCATTAACAATGAAGTGACCATCGTTAGTGAATATGTGTAAGTCGTTTCGTCCTAATACGCTTCGTATCGTATTAACATTCTGCAGTCCTATTTCTTTTGTGTAGCTTCTGTCGTCGTCTGTTGTGTCTGTGTCAAAATTTGGAAAGTCACTTGTACTGCTTGCAATTATTGTTTGCGGTAAATCTCTTGTTCCACCAAAAATCAAACGTGCTTGATGTTGGGTAACAGTACGAGGATAACCTTTAGCTCCCCCCCAAATCTCTTCGCTCCAAGCCTCATCTGCACCAGTACCAGTAAGTGACGTTTTTGTAAGATGGCTTGTAACTGTGCCTACAGCTATTAAGCCACTGGTTATGCTGTTAATGGTTACATATCCTCCATTAACGCTAACTTTTGAATTTACATGATCGCTTGTCCAATAATCTGCGCTACCACTTAGAGTTAGATTAATGCTTCCACTTGTTCCGCTTGGTGTGAGTGTTTGGCTAACATTAAAGCGATGGAAAGGTATGCTATCAAAGCTCATAGCTTCGAACGTCCAATCGTTATTTGTTACGCCTCTTGTAAGCTGGTAAGGCGGCACATCTTTTTGCACTATAAATAGGGCGTCAAATTTCTGGCTACTATCAAGCTCTGCTANTTGTGCNGTTGTGTGTGGCACTGTCATTTTTGTGTAGGTTGCCGCTGTGAAGCCTAACCCACTGTTTGCTGTGCCACTGCCTATAACAATGTTGTTGCCGCTTGCGTCATTGTATAGCTGTAGGTAGCCACTGTGGTTACTAGCACTTACTCCTGTTGTTCCTGTCTGTGCATTTATATCTGTAATTGCACTAGCTACGTCTGTGCCAGTTGATAGCGTAATTGTTGTGCCGTTCAGCACTATTGTTTGACTGCCAGTATATGTGCCGTTGGCTTTGCCGCTAACTACATAGACATCTGTTGCGCTATTAAATACGGAAACGTCGTTATAGATGATTTCTAGTTTTTGATTATACCAAACTAAAACGTATTCTTGCGTATCGTTGAAGGCAAATTGTGTTATGCGGTTTGCGTTAGGAGTACTGGCAACAAGGCTAAACCCTCTTCGTTTTTGTAGTCCACCTTGCGGTAAAACAATCATATTGCTAACTGTTTTTGCACCGCTTTGATAAAGAGCAATGTCGCTACGAAAATCTAAGTCTGCACCTACTTCGCCACGTGTAAACGTGTACTGCGTCGTTCTATAACGAGCCATACTAACTCCTTATGCTGACATAGGTGCTTGGAGCTAAATTGTCTGCGATTGTGTCTTCTTGCTGGTTAAGTTTGAAAGCGAACAGTCTCTGTTGTTCAAGCTCTTGCGCTAATCTGTCTTGTACAGTGCCAATACCTATAATTGCTTCTTGTGCGCTGACTGCTAGTTGCAGAGCAAACAGCATTGTAAACCAAGCTGGTAATTTATCTACAGTTGGCTTCTGTACGTACTTTAAAAACACTCTACTGCTATTGGATAGGATTTCTCCGTTTTGTAGAGCATATGTTCCAATGGCTACGCCTGCATTGTCGTACACAGTTACAGTATTAAAATAATCAGTAGGCAGTGTGTAGGCATACAAAAAATTAGGGTCTGTAGGTGTTACTGTAGTTCTACCCAATTCCGTGTCCACAATGGCGAAATTCCAATTTGTTTGAGACAGGATATTTTCATAAACTGGTTCAAACAGAGTAGTCATTACCTCTGCTTCACGTGTTAATTCATCTTCGTTTGATATTTTAGGTGCGCCTAAACGAGTAAGCGCAACGTTCATCAATTCAACATTGTTATCTGCCATTCACGTTCCTTGTTTATTATATTTATTACGTGAGCAAAAAATAAGCCCACCACATGGGCAGGCTTATTCTTTTGTTATGAGTGGGAAATCTAATTAATCAAATGTTCGTTTGATACTTAGGTTTAATGTAACAGCACCAGTTGCAGCACCACCACTTGTTGTGATGTCTACTGTGTCGTCTGCTGAATATTCTTTCCCTGCACCTAAAGCTCCGTTCATTCTGAACAGGCCTGCGGTGTTTGCTGTGGTAGCAGTTACGTATCCGTTAGGGTCGTCTCCGTCACCAATTTCTAATTGCACACCACTACCAAGTGCGGCGGTGTAGACGCTAGCGTCCAATACCTTTTCGCCTTTTTTAGCTGTGTACATTTGAATTACTTCACCAGCACTTTCTCCGCTAAAAGTGAAAGTTGAAGATACGTTTTCAACTGTGTAGCCATCTTTGACAGCATTAGTTGTATTATTTTGTGTAGCCATATCTCATCTCTCCTTATAAGCCGTTTACAGAAACGCGATAAACGCCTGACTGTTGTATGGTGACTGCACCAGTACTCATTTCGCCAAGTACGATGTCGGCGTTATGCGCTGGTGAGTAATTAATTTTTGGGGTGATATCTCTTCCAATACCAAGTCCGACGCTCTTTTCTGCGTAGAAGAAACCATAATGGTTACTTGCACTGGCATTAAAGTTGTCTAGTTCTGGTACTTCCATAACATGGATGCCGTACACGTTTACGGAACGTGTTAAGCCATCAAAGTTACCCTTTTCACTGTAGTCGCCACTGCTAACTTCTGTTAGCTGTAGAACTTCACTAAAGATTGCTGGTGTAACAGCTAGATGCCATCCTTGTGTGGAAGACCAATTCTGCTCGCCTGCAATTTCCCTTAAACCAGCCATACGTGCTTTGGACATAGCCGCCGCACTGCCTTCACTGGTATATGTGGTGTTCATCGCAGTAATGATTTCGTTATCCATATTGCGATTTAGTTCTGCAACGATACTTTCTGTGTAACCTTGTCTTAGCGAAATATTAGTTTTGAATTCGTCTAAGCTATCGATGAAGCGATATGCTTCATAGTTACTGAGTGTTGCTGTTGCATTTGTGTGTGCATCGCCATCACCAGCTAAGATGTTGTGACGAGCTCTGTTTTTTGTAGATGATACAGTCGCTAAAACTGGAAAGCGTACTTGACTACCTACTACACCTGAATTTTGCCATACAGTTGAACGAAGCATACTCTCTGTCTGTTGCAGAGCGTGTGAAAATTCGCTTTCGTACTGGATGATAAAGGCGTCGTTTATATCTCCTGCCATAATTATTCTCCTTTAATTCTAATTTCTTGCAGTGCCATTGAAGGAGTTGTCGTTATTCAGTGAGGGCTACAGAGAGTTGTCGTCACTTTCAAAAGGCTTCTTGTAACTGGCATATGTATTTATGAGGCTTTATTTCTTTTGGGCTATTTGTTGGGATAGTTGCGTAGCGTTTTTACGCACTTTGTCGCCCTCTGCGCTTTGCACAAAATACAATGGGTTATTCATAACTTCGTGTAGCTGTGTTTCTAAATCTGAAACTGGCACTTCAGCGTTACGCATAACGTTGGGGCCTTTTGTATTCTTCATCATGTCGTATAAAAGTTGCATACCAGCGGCAGTTTTAAGTGGGCTTGTAGAAAAAACTTCTGGTGGCAGGTTTGATGTTTCCACAAACTCGTTCAGTTCTTTTAATCTTGCGTCCGTGTTATTGCCCCAAGTAGTTCGTAGAGATGTCATTTCTGTATCTAAGTCATATGGCGAACCAAACTGTTCAACCATTTGCGTTACTCGTTTGCCGTACACTTGGATTATTTCTTTTGCGGCATCGTTTGAAATTCTATGGGTCTTAAATAGCTCCTTAATTTCGTCCTCTTGCTCCTCACTCTCCCAAGTCAGATTATTTTCTTTTAAAACTTCGTCAATTTCGTAGGTATCTGGCGCACGACTATGTAGTGCTTTTTCTAACTCGCCGTTGCTTTTGATAATCTCATCAATTTTCACAACACCAGTTTCTTTATCTATAAATTTTTCTGGCACACTGTTTATATCTAAGTCGCCTAATTTATATTCGCTTGCCTGTTCTGTAGGTGCTTCTTCTGTTTGCGTTGTTGGCTCTATACTGTCTGCGTTTGCTAAGAGGCTGTCGCTTGTATCAACGGCTTGCTCTGCTTGTTCTGTCTGTTCATCCATTCTCTGTTACTTCTTTCGCTTCTTTTTTTGCAAGCTCTCTGCTTCTGCGTTGCATCTTTTTTTCGTCTCTTGTTACTTCTTGCTCCATTTCTTTTTGTAGCTCATACAGTCTTGTGCGTTCTGCTAAGTAGCCACTCAAATGCTGGCTGGTTTTAATATGTTGCTTTTCATATTTCTTTCTAAGTTCTTCGTTCATTCCTGTTCCTTGTTTAATTCAGCATTAACGATCCGCAGAATTTGCTCTACCAAATCACGTTTGCCTTCCCTAAACACTGCTGTGTGGGGGTTTATTTCTTCAATTTTTATAAAAGGTTTGTCTGCTAAGTCGTACAAACTGTAGATCAGCGTGTCGCCATAAGTGCCTGTGAGTGTACGCACCCAAGCTTCGTGTATTTGTTTTTGTGTATACCAACGAGGGCCTTTAGATAATGCCTGTGCCTTCTTTGCTGTTTTGTACATTTCGTTCTTTCATTCTTACTGCTCCATATTCCCCATAACTTGAGGCAATACGTTTTCAGCCAACGCCTG